GTGATTGGATTATCCGCCTCTAGTAGTGATACTACATGTTGTATGTTAGTATCTGTTAGTTTTTCATGTGATTTACTTTTTATTGCCATCTTCACTCCCTAATAATATGATTGCATAGTGAATGATTTTTAATAAATCGTCTTGGTTTTTACCATTTTTCTTACCATAGCGTTGGGCATATTTGATTATGTTTCCAATACAGAAACCTTCTCCATGCCCAGCGTCTACAATAAATTCAGTAGATTGGATTTTATTCATAGAGTAGTGAGCATCATATGTTTGTATAATATGATTACTTACTTTAGTGAGTATTTCATCTTCTCTAAATTTAAAATCAGCCAATCTCTTTCTCCAGTTGTTGATAGCCACCAATCTTTGTGCCATTTAATATTACTTGCGGAAAAGTTCTAGCAGTAGGAAATTCAGCCATAAATGCCTTTGCATCGAAGTCCTCTCCGAGCATAAGGTATCTTACTTCAGCACCTTTCATCTCTGCCAAGTTCTTTGCCATAGTACAATATGGACAATTTGGTTTGCTATAAATTGTTATTTTCATGTGTTATCTCCATCTCTATATTCAACATCAGATTTGTTGAATCTCTTTTGTTTCTTTTCATGTACTATCATAGACGACTCCCAAGCAAAAATGCCTGCGAGTATAGTAAATATAAATCCTACTATATAATCCATTACTTAGCTGTAATTCTCCTGTCAGTCCAAGCAAGTCCTTCGTCCCACCAGTCTGGTGTATCTCTATGTGACCACTTGGCAAATGTTGCTTTGTCTGTATGGTAATACAAACGATAAGAGCCGATAACATCATTTTCATCTTTCAGCTCGTCTGGCATTGCCATGCCGAAAGGAGTGAGTCCCTTGCGGGGCATATTCTTAGGTTCTGGCAGTTTATTGACTACTTCAATCACTGACTTGTGTAATTTGCCATAACGATAGTTGTATTCATCATTTAAGGCATTTGCGTAACAATGAACCCACTCAAAATTGTCGAGGCTAGACCTAGTCCATATCGTGCAAGGATGATTGTACATCATTGGCAGATACGGAGTCAAAGGCCTTTCCTCCATTGGTAAATGTTTGATTTCTGCTTTAGCAGTGTTTAAGACTTCTCTTTCTTCTGCATTAAGCGCACGAGGAACAAATCCAAGTAGATGGTCAATCCAAACAGCCGTGCACAGCAATTGAGCTGCCTCCAGCGGCATCTTGACGATATGTTTATCGACATGATATTCCGCGCACTTGTCTAAATCTTCATCTAAGTAAAATAAGTTCATCTAATCCAACATTTATATCCAGAGCAATCCTTAAGTGGAATGCCCTCACAGTACTCACAAAAAAGGCGATCACTTCTGTCCTCGTTAGAGTTAGAAGTGTTCGCCTGATTGTTTTTCTTGCTTTTGTTATTTTTTTCCATAATGTATATTATACAGAAAAATTAACCAAATGTCAAGAACTATTTTTATTTGCCACCAAAGGCCTTCCCGGCCTCACTGATACCAAATGCTCCAAGGGTTACAACTACGAATGAAGTGTAGATTGTATCAGAGATTACTAAATCCTGTCCCCAGAATGCTGTGATTAAATCACATATTCCGAATATTGTCATTAGAAAGAAAGAAATAAATCCTATGATTGATTTCTCATTTACATCATTGTCGTCTAAAAACAAATCAATAAATTTTCTCTTTGGCGGAGCCAGTCTTTTTTTGGCATCTGCTGCTTCGGCCTGCATTTCCTTGATTGTATCTTCGGCTGAATCGAGTTTCTCGATTAGTGCCATATATCTATCTAAGTCTATTTCGACCTCATTTCTACTATTATCTACACCTTCAGCCATGTCTACTTATCCTTTGCTTTACCCACATTAAGTGCGCACCAGTCTAGAACTTTATAGACCTTTTTCATCCAGCCATCATCAACTGGAGTAGGTGTGACAGCAGCAATAAATGATGCAATCAACACGATTGTTGGGATTACAGCTATCCAAGCCTGCACCCATTGAAAGAATTCTAACATCTTTCTCTCCTTCTACTCTTTCGAGTCTTTCCCCTATTACTAGGAGAGTTTTTCAAGAGGAGTATAAGCTTCTATACTAGAAACTTCTATATCCTCCATCTTTTTAAACTCTACATCATAACAAATAATTTTATCAGATGCAGACTGTTTAAACTTTATTGGCATAAAATCACTATGAGTTGTGTATTCTCTTTCGTAAACTTTGCCACTTTTTAAGCTTCTAAATTTAATAAGAACTATTCCTTGTTTAAGTATGTCTATTAATTTATCGCTATCTATCATCATTTTCTTTCTTTAGTACTCCGACTATTACTTCTAATTTATTTATTCTTTCTACTAATGGTTTATACCCATCAAAACTTTCAATTCCACACTTAGGATGTGCTATCTCTTCGAGTTTTATTATTCTTTCCTCTAAATCTTCTAACCAATCCTCAATATCTTCAAATCTTTGTTGAGCTGGTTCATGTTTTTCAAACCATTGTGAAG